GCCACAAGGTCAGTCCCATCTTGGGGAATTGAGGTGAACTCAATAGAGGCTTGTGCTGTGCCTAGAGTTTTAGATTCAATAAGTTTCATTTTTAGCTCACAATCGCATACAAAGAAATAGTTGAACCGCTAGTAATTGTTGAACTGGGAGATAGAACAGTCACGCTGGTAATAGCTGCGGTGTTTGCCCAGCGTGAAGCAATAGCAGTCACATTGTTATCGGTAATGTTGTTTCGAGTTAGGACTGTCTTGTGCTTGTCAGTTGCCGAATAATCCATTACTTGTGAAACAAAGGCAGTTCTTAGGCTTGTGTTTCCAGCCGTAGATACGATACGAGTTGTAGTTATTGTGTCCGAACCAGCACCCCCAGAGTTTCCAAACATTCTAACATTTGTGTAATTGGAACCTGTATCGCCATTGAACCTAAGTCCAACTCCGTCATCTATGGTTGTTGTGCCGTTGAACACAAAAATTATATCTCTGTAAGTTGCTGGAATAGAAGAAAAGGTAACGGAAGCTGCTGCTGTGCCTAGAGTCACATTAGCTAGTGGAACATAAGTAGGTGTTGGCATTGTTATCCCTTTATTCCGTAGAGAGAGAAGCGAGTTCCAGCAACTAGGTTTCCAGTATTTCCAAAAATAGTCATGCTAGTTATAGCTGCTGTGTTGTTGAATAAACCTGATTGGAGTTGGACAGTTGCGGTAGTGCCAGAATTACCCGCCAAAACTCTTGTGGTTGTGTTCTTTGTGGTGCTGGAGAAATCTAAAATGTCGATAACACCAGCACCAAATGAGTTAGCAGCGTTATTGCTTGTGCCGTTTGTTCCAACAAATAGGTTAGCCCTAGAGGTAAAAGCATCACTTGTCATGCTAGAGCCATTACCAAAAAGCCTGTGTGCTGCGTAGCTTGTGCCAGTCACGCCGTTGAAAGTTGCAAATAGGGTCTGCGAGTCATCAGTTGAACGAGCGGTGTACCTAATTTGTAAGTGCTTGTAAGCACTTAAAGCACTTGTGTCAAAAGTCACAGAGTAAGTGGTAGACCCAAGAATCGTAGTTGTAATCAAGTCATAGTCAGAACCAGCTACTACCCCACCAGCCCCAGCAGCACTAAAAATACCTAACGCTGAGAGAGTCATTAGACCGCCGTTGCGTTACCAATAATGCGGTAAGAGTTAGTACCCACACAGACAACAGACACAGCGTCATAACGCTGACCAATGCGGTAAGCGGTTCCAGCGGTTCCTCGCCCATTTATCGTAGTGGCAGTTCCGTCCCGGGTAATGGTTACGGTTCCAGCTCCGTCTTGGAGAATGTCGATTCTTTCTCCGGCTTGGAATGCGGTAGCGGTTCCGATAGTCACGGTCACGGCTGAAGCTGCGGTGAAGACTAGAGTTTCGTAGCGGTCGCCCGGAAGAACGGTGTACGTGGTCGCCGTGCTTGTAGCAAGATTTACCTCGTTGCTCAGGTATAGATTTACGTCTGCGGCAGCTAGGACTTCTCCAGCGGTAAAGGTTTTTCTAGGCATTATTTTCCTTATGTCTTTCTTCTATTTTACTCGTAAGCAAGGCGGTCGTCGTCTAGGACACCCAAAACGGCGTCATCTAGGATAAAGATTGCGAAGTCTAGGCGCTCCAAGCTGAAGGTAATGTTCTTGCTATTGTTGTCCCAGCTATTGTTTATACCGATTACCCGGCAATACTGCTCGATAGCCGGGGGAACTTCAGAAGGTAAGAACTTGACTTGAACAATGTCGCCGATTTCTAAGTCTAGAACTAGGTTCTGTTGCTCGGTCGAAATGTTGTCTAGCGATACGGTCACGGTTTCGAATCGGTATTGTGGCTCTTTGAATCTCTGTAGCAAGAAGTCAGATAGGAATTGAAGGTCGCTTGCGTTTTGAACCAGTAGCCCGGACTTGTCGTAGGCGCGAACACCGTATAGAGCTTGGCTATCTAGGTCTTCTGCGAATCCTTCTTCTGGAATAGCTTCGTCGTTCTGTAGGAAAACGCGGTTGTAAAGATTCTCAGAACCGTAAACAATGTTTACGTCAATAAATGGAACGGCAGTCAGAAGCGGGTCAACGCTTGTATTAGCAAAGACTACGTCGATAACGTTCGGGACGGAGTTTCTTTCTCTGAAGACTACGTTTCCTTCGCGGGATATAAAGATAGTTCCAAACTCGCTAGTTTCTACAAGCTGGAGATAGCTAAGTGTTCCCGTGCCTTCGTTCACTACTGAATCGAGCATAAGAGTATTACCCGAATCTATCTCTCTTCTATCTTCAGGCCAGCTAACTTCGGGAAGGTTTAGAACGCGTTCAATTCTTGCTCCAGACAATTCGCTCGGTGGCACTACTTCGTCTAGGGAAGAGTTAGCTAGAACTGAGAATGCGTCCGAAACTGCGATTGAAACAACGGACTTCTTTCCCGGTTCGTACTGAATATCAAAGTCGTCAATAAAGCCGTTGAAGACTGGATAATTGTTTGAGCTAATCACAACTTCGCGCCGGGGAATAAGCTGCCCGTAATACAATCCGTTTTCGTAGAGCGGGTCAAAGAGTCGGTCGAAGTTATCGACGGTGATTGTTGCGATACCCGCGTCTATGCGGTCGAGAGCTTGGGACTTGCCTCGACGGATAGCGACGGAAACAAGACGGGAAGAAATGTCAAAGAGCTTCGTTCCGCCTAGCGTGTAATCCGTATTGTCAAGAACGCCTTTTACTGCGTCGTCAAGTCGAAAAGCGAACGGGTCGTTTCCACCTAAGTCAAGACCTAGTTCTACCTTTAGAGCTGGGGCTGCCATTACGCACCCTGCCAGACCGCGCCTGAAGTTCTTTCGTAAGCCTTGATAGCGTCAACGATTGCTTTTCCAATAGTCGCGCCAGAACCAACTCCGCCTTCTACGTTTATGTTGTAGATGTTCTGTTGTGTCTGGTTGTTGAATCTTGACTGCGTTCCGGTCATACCTAGTTCGGAACCGAGAGTTTGAATCTCTCCGAAGCCCGCGTTTATTCGTCCTAGTGCGTCTGCTCCTCCGGCTACTAGTCCTGCGGCTAGACGTGCGCCCGCAACTGGGCCAGCTTGAATAACCTGTTGTAGAAGAGTTGGGTCTAAGCCCATAGAAGATAGCTTTGTAATATTAGCGGAGAATGACTTTACCCGGGTGAGAAGTTTATCCATATTCCGAATAATGGAATCTGTCGAACCGCCTAGTTCTGGAAGGCTAAACGCTCCAACGATTGCGTCCTTGATACTTGCGAATGTGCTAGTGACCGAATCGGCAAATGACTTATAGATTCTTTCGCGTTCGTCCGCTGCGGCTTTTTCTGCGTCGATAACTGCTTGACGTCGTCTATCTGCTTCTTGTTGGTCAGCTAGATTTTGAGCGTTTATGGCTTCATTGTTAGCCCTTATTTGAGCAAGCTCCGCTTTACCCGCAGCGGTTCGATTGAAGACGGCTTGTCTTTTATCTACAACGCCCGCTTTACCTAAGTTAGTTATTAGCTTTTGGAATTGTTTTTTATTGTCAACAGTTGAGAGAGCTAATTCTGCCGCGCCTTCAGAAAGACCTTTCCCAGTTAGTTTATTGAGTCTTGTTTGGTCTAGTAAGTTTCTTGACAATACACCTGCGAAGGTGCTTCCAACTGTCGCTGGAGAAGCAGCGCCAGAAGTCTTGCCAGCATTCTTTTCTAGTTCGGCTTGAACATTTAGATACTTAGAAAGATTGAAAGACTTGTCTAGGTTCATTCGGCGTTCTGCGGCGTCCGGGCCAACTGATAGAACGGGTGGCTTATACGCAGCCGACGCGCTGTTTAGTCCTTCGATTGCGCTCTTCGCTGCGCCGTATTTCGTGGCGGCCCATTCTGCGTCTTGTCCAGATTTCAGAACTGCGCTTCCAAAGCTAGTGACGGTTGGAGTTGTGACTCTTGCGCCTTCATTGGTCTTTGAGATTCCGTCGATTATGAAACCAAGAGCTACAACCGCCGCGCCAATACCACTCAATAACAAAGCGGAGCGCAGGAAACCAAGTGAGATAGTTGCTTTCTTAGCTGCTACGTCGGTTCCACCTAGAACGGTATTAGTAACAACTGCGATAGCGTTGTAGATTCCTTGCGTTACTTTGATTAGGTTGTAAGCCGTATTCAAAGCGAATAGCGCACCCGAAACCTTGATAATTACTTCTGCGTTCTGAAGAAAGAAAGTAGCTGTATCCAGAAGTGCTTTAGCTAGTGCTTTCCAATCGACGGAGTTTACGGCGTCGCGTAGTTTAGAACCAATCTCCGGAGCCATTTCGCGGAGTCCGTCCATAAGGCTTCTAAGAGCTGGCATAACAATAACGCCAATTTCTTCGCTGAAGTTTTCTAGCTCAATTCCAAGAAGCTCTATCTGTCCAGCGAAGGTTTGTGCGTAAGCTTGCGCCGAACCACCAAACTGAGATTGTAGTTCCGCAAGAATAATCTTCTGCGCGCCAAGAAGGTCGCCTGATTCTGTGAGAGCTTTTATCTGCTCTTTCTGTTGCGCGGTGAATTGAATACCAACTCGGCTTAGGGCTGTAAGTCCTTTTACCGGGTCGTTCAACGCCTTACCTAGACGGATAGCTTCGGTGCTTGCGTCGGTTCCCATAGCCCGGGAAACGTCTAGGGTTGCTTGAACTGTCTGGTTGAAGATATCGTTGTTTAGCCCGGACTGGTTCTGAATGTTTTTGAAAGTAAGAAGAAGGTTTGCCCCGGATTGAATTAGTTCGTCGTCTACTGCTGTTTGACGGCTAAGAGTTTCAGAAAGATTGGCGATATCAGCGGCAGTTCCATTAGCGGTAGTTCCGGTAGACTTTAGAACCGCTTCGGTCTGCGACATTATTTTTTGAGCTTCGGCAGCATTTTGAACGCTCTTTCCCAAAGCAGAAGCAACTATGCCAATACCAACACCGGCAATAGCAGCGTTTCGCCCTAAAGCCTGAAAATTACCGCGAACTTTATTTAGCTGATATTGCGCTTGCTTCAAACCTTTAGAGTCGAAGACTGTGATAATCGGTATTCTGACTGCCATTACATTACCTTAGCTTTACGTTTACTTTGTCTGAATATCTTTGGATTATGGCTAAGACGGCTTTTGAAACTCCATCTTTTCTTCTTTCGTAGCCTTTCCAAACATAACGAGAAGCGTTGCCTTCAACCTTAGAAAGCATTCCTTGAGCATTCCTTGAATTTGCGTCCGGTCCCCTGCCAACAATGTCTAAAATTTCAAACCCTACCGCGTTGCCCGGTGAAACCGCTTCAAATCCAACTAAAGAACGCTCTTTGCCGCTTCTGCCCACTCCAGCAGTCGGTCTTTGAAAAATTCGGACTTTAGGAGTTAGAAACCTAGTGCGACCATTGTGAAGCATTCCGCCTTGCCCTTTGCTGTTTCCCTGTAATGGCGAAACGGTTGGCACGTTAGATTTTATTTGCGAAAGAACCGAAGCAACTCCGGGTTCATTTATTATTTCTTTTTTCATTTGGCTAAAAAGTTCTGGTTCAAATTTTTTGAGGTTGTTGACGGTTTCACCCAATCCTTCAACGTCAATTCTCAACATTTCAACCAGCCTTCTTTTCTTCTATTCTACCGAATCCAAATAAAGAAGCCCCTGCCGAAGCAGGGGACTTCCTTATCGCGGTGGAAGGTTCTTAGCGACAAGCCACCTGTTCATTGTCCAAAGCATTCGGTCGGATTGCTCCAATAAAACACTTGGAGGAATTCCGGACTCGACCGCTAGGGAAGCGATGAACCAATGAGCGGAGCTATCGCCTAGTCCGACTATTCTGGAACTTTTGGGTCTTCTGTTGCTCCAATGGCATCTACTAGCTCAAGCCAAGATTCAAAATCTTTGTCTGTCTGTTTCTTACGCTTCTCAGAATGCCAAGCGAGGAATAACAACCAGCCCATTTTTGGGTCGTCTAGTTTTGCTATTGAAACGTCGTACTTGTCTTCAAACGCCACCATATCTGGAGCTGAAACAAGAACGTCTTTGTGTGTTCCGTCTGCGAATTCAATGCGTAGGGTTAGTTTCATTCTCTAGCCTTATGCTGTTGCGAAGCTTACGGAACCCGAAGTTGGGTAAGAAACGCTAAACGTAGCCAAATCTCCGACTGCGCCCGCGACTGGAGACACGCTGTTGACGTGAACAAGAGCGGTCCAAGCTGGGTTAGACGAAGAAGTTGTGGTTCCGTTGGGGTTGATTGTTACGGTTGCGATTGTTCCAAGTAGCGGGTTTAGAACGGTGTTGATTTCACCAGCAGCGTATCCGCTGTGGAAGTCAAGGGATACTGTTCCCTGCTTTAGTCCACCGATAATTTCTGTCCAGCCGTTTGAACCAAAGCTAGTCACGTCAATATCAGTTGAGGTTAGCTCAAGAGTTGCGGCAGCAACGGAACTTGAAACTGTTCCGCCGTTGATTGTGACCTTTGGGTTGATAACTACATATTTTGGCATTTGTTTTGTTTCTCCTATTTTCCTAGCGGTTTTATTGTGCGTATACTACGACGTTGAATTCAGCGGCTAGATAGGTAACTTCGCCAATGACAATTGAGCCGTAATTGCGCATATCGGTTACTCGAAGGGAATCACATCTCCCACCAAGCGTCCTGTCTAATTCTATCGCAAGCTTTACCGAGGAACTCCCGGCTGGCGTGACGTAAGAATCTAAAAGTCTTTGAGCGGTTCTTTCGCCAACTCTTCCTACAACGCAAGTGATAACAAAGTTGTATTCGTCGAGTCCTCGAGAACCAGCTCTGTCATAATTTACGCTGGCAACGTTGATAATTGAAACAGGCGGGGAAATTGTGTCGGGTGTTTCGGTGGTGGTTCTAAGACCAGAAATAGCACCAATAGCAGAAGCAAGTCCAGCCCGAAGGTCGGTAATCGAAGCCATTAGGCGAATCTAACTTTTCTGTAAACGTCAATAAGGTGCTTTACATCTGGGTCTAATTGAACGCCAACTCTTATTGCGCCCATTTCACCAAAGCCCGCAATTCCTAAAGGCGAATCATTTCGCTTGAAAATGCGAGCCGCTTGAATAATGGTGGCTTGTTTGACCGCCACAGGAACCGCAGACCAGCCCCACACGCCCTGAACTCGCACGGTTGCTTCTCCTTCAAGGTTGGTGAACAAAAAGTCGTCTACAGCCCGCACACGGGTTGCTGGGTGCCCTGTAAGACCGTCCACAGTTCCGTTTAGCGGTTCAAGTTGGTAATCTTTGGCTGCCCAAGTAGTACCGAAGTTATCACCGTCGGAAGTTTCCAACTTTGTCAAAGTGATTAGGTCATCTAATTCTGTGACGTAACTGTCTTGTGGAACAAACAACCTAGTCGCAGTTCCAGCGTTGTAGAAATAGCGTTGCGTGTAGCTGTCCACCATTCGAGAAGCTGATTCAACCGCAAGTTCTAACATTGTGTCGTCCACAGAATCAGAAATTCTTGCCGAAGCCTTAATTTCTGCTAATGAGCAATAACCATTTACGATTGCCATAAGATTTTCCTTTGTTCGTTTCTATCTTACCAGTCGGGCTTTTATGGCGGTCGAGCTGATTCCAGCGGTGTAGGGAATGTAGATTAGAGAAATTCCCCGGTCGTCTAACCAATCCTGAGTGAATCCCATTTGAGCGTAATAATCGCGCCTTGCCCAATCTGAACCAATCGCAAGAATGTCTGGAGAAACCATTTCAATAGAAGGCTTTGAATCTTCCCCGGCGTAATTTGGAATCACTTCGGAAACCCAACGACAAGAAAGAAGAACATCTCGTCTTTCTTCGTAAGTAATGACTGGACGTTTGCCTTTGTAAGCTTCGATAAATTCATCCGTGTTTAGTGAAACGGTCACAAAACCCAATTTTGAACAACCTTCCAAAAAGGCAACGTGACCCGCGTGAAACAGGTCAAACGTTCCACCCGTATAAACAATTAGTCCCAACGATTAGCCCTTCTTATTTGTAAATCCCAATACCCAGCAGAAAAATCATTTTCAATAACTTTTTTATCCATTAGTTTTTGGTTCGCATTATAAGTTCGATTATTTTGCTCTCGTTTACCTTCTAAACTAGAAGAATTTTGGTGATTCACCCCAGCGCGAATTTTGTTTAGTTTTACACCACTATTTTCCATTCGCCTTTGTAGGTCATTGTCGTCGAAATAAACCGGATAAAAGCGTTCGTCATAAAGCCCAGCTTTAGCAATTGCGCCTTCACCAAATACAACGCAAGACCATTCCGGAATAATATCTACGAAGTTCATAGCTTCCGGGTCTACTTCTCGAGCAATTATTTCTAAAGCTCCAGATTCAAACCACGCGTCATCATTTACAAGAACCCAATAAGGCGCGTAAGGTGTGGATTTGATTATTAGATTCCAAGCCCCCACAAGCCCAAGTCCAAATGGAACTTGTATAAACCATAAATTTTTTACTTGTTCAGGTTTTTTTGGTTCCCAAGTTTTCAATCCAGAATTGTCTACAATTACTAAATTTTCAACAGGATAATCTATGGAATCTAAAAGTCTATTAGCCAACTCGAATTGACTGTAAGTGGCAAATCCTAAAACGGGAATCATTATGCGAATTTGTCACGAAGAATTGGCAACCAGTATTTTGACCAAACTTTGTCTACGTCAAAATTTGAAGCAAAGTCAATAGCGGTTTGTGAACGTCCTTTGCCTAATTTGTAAGCTTCCTCAAGTGCCGCAACGATTGAAGGCACGTTTGGAATTTGCCACCAAGCCTGTTGCCCAGAATCCCAAGAAGGCTGACCTTCAACCAAAAAAGAATCTTCAGAAAGAAGGTCTGGAGTAGCCGCCCAAGATGAACCGATAACTCTCGTTCCACAAGCTTGCGCTTCTACGCTTGGCACCCCAAAGCCTTCGCCATAAGACGTAGCCAAAAGAACATCCATTCCCGTATAGTATCCGGCTAAATTTTCTTGGGAAATTCCATAGCGATAACTAAGTGGATTCGGAAAAGCAACGTCATCTTTGTTTACTCCCAAGCTTTGAAGAAGAGAAACTAAATTCCAGCCAATTCCTCTTGAAACAGGGTCGGTGTGAAGGTAAAGCATAACGTCTGGGTGCTTTTTCTGAAAAATTGAAAACGCCAATAAATTCTCTGAAAACGCTTTGCGGTGAACCAAACCGGAAGATTTGTTAGCAGCAACCATTCCAACAACAAATCGGTCTTTAGTTCCCATATGTTCTTCTACCGATTGTTCATTTATTTCAAAAGTTGGTTTTAGAATTTTTGTGTCTATTCCGTGTGGTGCGTATTTACATTCAATTCCCTTAGCTTCCATTTGCCTTACCCCGTGCGGAGCCATAGCAATTGGAGTTACTTTTTCTTTTTTTAGAAATTCTTCAACCATTGGGGGAAGGGTAATGTGGTCAAGCGGAACCCAACTAAGAATGTCTATGTCGTTGAACCCCGGATTAGTTAAAACCCAAACGTCGTAAAGGGTAATCATAGCGTTTGGTTGATTTGGTTTAGAAGCTGAGAAAGTTTTGTGGTCTATCGGAGCCGAATCATTGGAATACATATCGAAACCTCGAGCGAAGTGCGGGATGTTTCCGTAAGGTGTTTCCAGTTCTCGTTTGATTCCTTCAAGCCCATAATTTGAAAGGGCGGCTACGTCGAAGCCGTGACGTTTTAGGCGGTCTACTAAATAGCGAGCTTGTTGCCCGTATCCCGTAGGTTGGTCAGGTGAATTGGAATAAAGCGTAACCGTTCCTTTGAATTGTTCACGGTTTGCTGATTTTTTAGAATTTGTAGGGTTCATAACAAAAATAATAGCAGTTCAAAAAGACAAAAGGAAAGGCCGCCGAAACCCTACCGTCCGGCGACCTTTCCAGTCTTTGAGAGCTAAGGTTTAGCTTGCTCCACCCTTGAATTTGACGAAGTGGCTCGCGTGAGTCAATTTTCCGTCTACCCGAGCAGTTACTCGGAAGGTGGTTACGTCCTCGTTGAAGGCGTAATCTGACGACTGAGCAACCTGAATACCGCCAGCAACACGAGCCTTGTAGCTCGGAAGGTGACCGAATCCAATGCTGAATACCGCGGTACCGACCGCTGGCGCAGCTGGGTTCTCAAATACTGGGTAGCCAAGGATTGTGTCCGGCTGACCTAGAACTGCGTTGCCTGACCAAATGTAGTTTCCAGCGCCGTCCTTTAGCTTGCGAACTGCCGCAAGACCAGACTTCGACATTAGGAATCCTACGCCCGGAAGAATTCTTGCTGCGCCGTCTAGTGAGTAGACAAGGTCAACAAGGTTCTCGTAAGTAGGTGCTCCAGAAACTCCAGTGCCTCCAGTAACCGCAGAAGCTCCAGTTGTGAAGATACCAGTAGGCTCAACAGTTCCAGTTCCAACAGTTAGTCCGGTGTTTACTCCGTAACCAATTGCGTTACCTGCTTGCTCAGCGATAAGGCTTGAGATGTCAAAGCCCGCGTCTGTCAATAGCTCGTTAGCAACAGGAACCAAGAAAGAATACTTGAATGCTGATAGCTGAATTGAGCTGAAAGTTGGCTCTGAATCGGAAATTGCTGAACCAGCAGACTTAATAGTTGCGGTTGAGTATCCGGTCAAAGTTGGAATGGTTAGCTGCTCACCTGAAGCGGTGTTGATAACCTGTGCCAGCTGAAGCATTGGACCCGCCTGTCTAGCGACAGAGAAAACCTCGTCGTAGAAAGACTTTGGAACTGTGTTGTCAGAAGGGACAAGAGCTCTCTGCTCGGTGCCGAAGATGTGCGAACGAACTTCTCCGTTTGCGATTGCGCGTAGAATGTCGCTGTCCTTACGAACCTCGTTTGAAGGAACGAATGACTCGCGAGCAGCGTCTACTGCGCGCTCTTCGCGCTCAGCTAGCTTCTTTGCTGTGTCAATGGCAGCGTCGCGCTGACCAATTTCTGTTTCGATACGGTCGATTTTCTGCTGGTCTTCAGCAGTTAGCCCACGCTTATCCGCTTCGGCAGACTCAATAACGGTGCGAGCCTGTTCGATTAGGTTGTTGCGAGCCTCAACCTGTGACTTTAGGAAGTCAGACATAGTTGTTTCTCCTTAGTTGTTTTTATTTGGATTTCGTCGAGCTAACTCAAACGAAGCAACGGGGAGCTGACTCAACCCATTATTTCTATTCTAACAATCCAGATAAAGAGCAACCCCGCCGGAAAGGAATACGGCGGGGTTGCGTGTCGGGTGAAAGGGGAAAACTCCCGACGTATGACCCTTAGCGGGTTTCTTTTGCCTCTACGACGCGAACTTCTTTTGGTTTGACTTCATTGTCTAGTTCCCAAACTGCTTGCGCCCAAGCGTCTACGTAATCAGTAACTATCCCATACTCAGGGTTGCCCGAAGCTTTTAGAATTGCTTCTTTGATTTGTTCTTTGGTTGCCATTTATAGCCTCTTCATTAGTAGTTCAATTTTCTTTTTCTTTAGTTCCAGCGCGGTGAGTTCGTCGGTTCCGCCTTGAACTTCTTCTTGTGGGGTAAGTCTTTGAATTACTTTACTTAGTAATTCTGACTGTTCCAAAGATAAGTCTTTTCCGTCTTCGATAGCAAGCATAGCGTCTGCCAACTGGTCTGCGTCTACTTCTGCCCGTTTTGCTACCCCGTCGAATGACCGAACATTAGCGGTTCCTGCGGTCTGCTGATATGCCGGGAAAGCAACAATGCTGACTTCGTGAATCCTGACGCTTTTTAGGGTTCTTTCGGTGCCGTCTGTGTTCCAAGAATCACCGTTAGCCGGCACGCTGAATCCAAAGCTCATAGCATTTACGTCGCCACGCTGAACTAAAGTGCGAACGTCTTTTCCAAGAGAAGTCTCTGGCAACATAGCAGTTACCCGAAGGCCATAATTGTCTTCTTCAAGTTTCAAAGTGCCAGCGCGAGTAGAACCAAGAACGCTTCCGGTGTCGTGGTTCCACAAAAGTTTGATGTCGTTTCGGGCTTTGAGTGAACGCTTGAATGCGCCCGGCGCAATACGCTCAATAAACGGAAGTGGTTCGCTAGGGGAATTGAAAACTGCCGCGTATCCGGTGAACGTCATTCCGTCCCCGCCTTCAACAGCCCTTAGTTCAAACTTGACTTCGTTAGTTCGTTTTTCTATTTTTGCCATTTGTTCACTTTCTTGGCTAATGATAGCGCGATTTTCTTCTTCTAGTCTAGCGACAACACCTTGCGCATATTTCATAGCGCGATTAGCGGAAGCTTTACTTGGCCCGCTTCCCCAAAGAAGATGCGCCACAACTCCAGCAGACGGATAATTTTCGGAAGAAGGATTTGCGTCCGGTGAATCTAAATCGCTCAAATGCCTAGCAATCCACGCGGCAATTCTTACCCATTTATCGGCGGTGACATTCCCTTCAGCCATAGCGCGAGCTTCACGCACGGTTTTATCTACCAAACCGTCGCCCGCTAAACCTTCAGAATAGTATTCCAAACCCCTGCGCGCTGCTGCTCTCATATAAGCGGGCGGGGTGAGGTTTACATCTCGCTTTTCTTTCTTTTTTTCTTTGCCATAATTTTTTGCTCTTTGTAAACTTTCAATTTTGGTCAATGTGCTAAACCTGTGACCAACCAAAACATCCGTAGGTTCAAAACCTTCTTCTCCGTCGCGGTAAACGCGAATCAAAGCCGCAGGGTCTTTTTCCGTTCCGGTGATTGTGAAATCGCTGTCTGGAACATTTATGGTTCCGCTGCGTTCAATTCTTTCAATTACTCCACGTGCCCTGCCCCCAGAAGAATTCCAAGAAACGGAATCGCCAATTTCTAAAGCGTCCGGTTCTGCTCTGTCTTCTTCGTTAGCTTGCCAAGCGTTACAGTAATATCCACCATCTACAAAAGCGTCCCAACGTTCACACCAAGCTTTATCGCCGTCTTCGTTTAGTCGAGCTTCGTTGAAAAAATAGCAATTTCCGCAAGCCCTGCCTTCTGGAACATTTGAAGCCAATGCTGGGCGATAATTGTCAGGTAAATTTTCTTCGGTTTCTTCTTCTAAATCTTCTTCTTCATCTTCAAGTTCTTCAGAAATCATTTCAGGTTTTGGAACCCGAACTAACTTGAAAACGTTCATTAGCATAATTCGTTCAGTCGAATGATAGACGCCGTCTTCTAATTCATAAACTTCTAATGCCGCAAATTGACCTTCAACCATTACAACTTCAGCAAGGATTTTTGGGTTATTGACATTCCAACTAACGTAATCGCCAATCATAAGCTGACCAACGGCTGCGCGTTCTCCAACGAATTCGGTTTCTTCTGCTATGGATACAGCGATAGCTTGGTCAATTGCCGATTCTTTAGAATTGTGACAAGCAAGAAGTTCGCCGTCTTCTTTTACAACTGCCCAGTTAGGGCAATCTTCCGATTTGTCGGTTATGTAATAGGGCAACTTATACCTGCTTCAAATAACTAATTGTGTGTCCGGCTTTTGTGGAGATTGCGTAAACGCTTTCTAGTGGATTCATTTCTAGCTGAAGGATTATTCCTTTATCTAACTTCAAACCAGTAGCTACCGATACGTCTGAACCACCTAAATAAACTGCGTCCGTGTTGTCGTTGTTGTGGACGATTAGCCGAAAGTTGGAATTGTAGGTTCCGTCAATTATTGACGGAACGGTTCCAACTGTAATAGCTCCCGAACTTATCGCCATTACTGAACCTCGTAAACGCCTTCAGGATTAGCCGGGTCAATCTGCGCGACTGCTTGAAGTTGCGTGCTTGGAACTCCGGTGTGAGGAATAGCGGGAAGACCCAATGCTTCAAGAACTGCTTTCGGGTCATATCCTGCGAGAACAAGTTTTTGCGCCATAGCAACTTTTTTGTCTTCGGTTGCGATTCTTGAATCTGCGATTGCGACGTTAGCCAATGGAACACGAACTTCATCCGCTACGGTTTCGGTCATTGGGATTAAGTCTTCTAATCTGCGAATGTCGTTTACTGTGTAATATCCCGCTTGAAGTCCAATCGAATAAGCGTTTGCTCTTGCCTGTGAATCGCCTCGAAGAAGTCCATCTAAATTGAATCTAAGGAAAGCGTTTTCCCCGCCCGGAACTTCTGATAACAAAACGCTGAATGCTGTTTCTAATTTCTGGACAATTGGGCGAAGCGTGTGCTGAACAAAGAAAATGGAATCTTGTTCGACAGACGCGTAAGCGGTTGAACCTTGAACACCCAACATATGGTTCGGGATATTGAATGCTCGCGCAACGTCTTCAACTGCCAAACGGCGCGACATTTCCAACTGTGACTGTTCTGGGTCTACGCCAGTTGCTTTCCATTCTGCGCCACCAGATAAAACTCCAGTTTTGTGTGAACGTTTTAGCCCGCGGTGAGCTGCGTCAAATCCGCGACGAAGATTCTCGGCTTGTTCTGAGTTCAGATTGCCGGGGAATTGAATAACGCCTTGAGGTGTTGCGCTGTTTGAAAAGAAACGAGCCGCGTAAGATTCAAGCGCAATTGAAAGACCGAAATTGTCTTTGAGTGCTTCAACCCTAGCCATTCCGCGAATTTCTCCCGGGCGAACAAGGTCAGAGATAAAAATTACGTCTTCTGAACTGAGCAATCTTGGTTCGCCTTGAACCTCAAACATTACGCGTCCGATTCCGTTGCGTTTTATTTGAACTTTCAACGGGTTTAGCGGCACGAGGTTTACCACTTGACCGCCAGAACGGAAGACGCGAACAAAAGCATTTCCGTCAATTAGAAGAGAAACCATTACCGATTGCCAAAACGCTGAGGGTTGCTGGTCAAGGTCTGGTTTAGTTACCCAAGCTGGACGAGGGCGGAAAGGATAACGCGCGCCGTCACGACGAATAAACGCGTCCAAAGGCAAAGTTGAAATGGTGTCTGAAATTAGAGAAACAGCAGAATAAAGCGCTGTTATTTTGAAAGCGGTTTCCGAATTGACGATAGTGCCTGACTGATTCAGGTCTAATAGGTCATCCCCAGCTCCCCAAATTGTTTGAAAACTTACTGCTCTTTTTTCGAAGAGGTTATTTAGCATTACTTACGCTCCAATGCGATACCGAAAATTAGCGTCGCTACGCCAGCGACAATTAGCGCAACGGGGATAGAAAATAGCCCAATGCCCACTACGGTTAGCACCGCTCCTGTTATCTGAATTATTGTCGCCATTCTCACCCTTAGAAAAAGAAGTCGGGAACCATTTCTTCTATTCTACTGCTAACTGCTCTATCGAAGGCGATTACTGCCGCTACCGCTGCGTCAATCTTTCGCGGTGAATAACGATTTTCTTTTACAATTCGAATTCCCAAGTTGTCAATTTTAGTAACTGCGTTGTCTAAATGACGCGCTAAAACTGGGCTTCCGTCGTGTTCTAATGTTGCCCCAGTTACTGCGTCGTAGAACTTAGCGCACGCTTGAACCATTCTTTTTGGCGAAGTGCTGGGCCATTCAACAATTGGCACACCGCGGTCTGCTAAAACTTCCATAGACCGTTGCCAGCGAAAAGGGTCACAGGCTACTTCACGGGTTTTTGGGTAATCGCGCATAAAATTCAAAATTGTTTCCTCAACTTCTTGAATGTCTACTCGCCATTGGTCATCGTGGATTGTAAGGTCTTTTTCCCATTCTTTTACCAACCAAAGAAACGGTTTTTCTTCTTCGTTTTTAGGAATCGAACAGGCAACAAGAACAGTACAATCGCCTGAAAATGAGCCGTCAAAACCTAAGATAATTTCGTCGTCTGGGCTAATCTCACGTTCTGTTTGTAATTCATCCCAGCTTCCGGCGGGCAACCAAGCTGTTTGAGAAGATACCCATTGGTTCAACCGTTTGGTTCTAAATTCAGCTTCAGGTGTGCGCTTGATTGCGCTTTCAAAGTCTGCCGAATCTACTAAATCGTCAAAACCCGGATTTGCCTGTTCCCAAATTTTCGGGTCACGGTGGTCTGCGTCGTCTGGTGCCGCCCACCACGCCATAAAAAAAGACGGGTCAATAACTTCTCCGCGCGAAACTTTTTGTCCGTATTGAAACAAATTGTAAGCAATTGAATCCCCGCCAGTCATATCCTTTTTTACTCCGGCAGTTGTCACCGCTATAAGTTGAGCAATACTTCCTCGGTTTCCCATAGCCAAGCTCATAACGTCAAAAAGTGAGCGGTCTTTGTGCGCGTGAAGTTCGTCAGCAATTACTCGGTGAGGGTTATAACCTTCTTTGGAATACGCTTCGGCAGATAAAACCCTGTAAACAGAATTAGTTGCTGGAACAAATAGCGCGTCTCGATAAACCTTAACCATTTCAGACAACTCTGTGGATTCAACAATTCTTTTAGCTTCACCAAATACGATTCGCGCTTGTTCTTTTTCTGCTGCGATTGAATAAACTTCTCCACCGTCCACACCTTCAGCCAATAAAGAATAAAGAGCAAAGCTAATGGAAGACAGCGCGCTCTTGCCATTTTTACGCGGTTGCCCTATAAGGGCTGTCCGTGCGATTAGCCCACCGTGTTCGTCCCGAGCGTAAACGTGCCGAATTAGTTCTTTTTGCCAATCGCGTAGCTTTAGCGCGTCGCCTACTTTTCCGGCGATTCCGTCCTTGCCGATTGTCCCGAACGTTTCGGAAAATTCAATTACCACTTCACCGTCGCCTTGTTCGATAGCGGTTTGTGAAACTGGCGTGAGCCATAATGGAGGCCAGCTACTCACGGTTAGCCTTCTTCGCCATTAGCTCTTCCAATTTGCTCATTTTCTTTACCTCAGCAACTCCAAGGCGCGAACGGTCGGACGGGGTGAATCCCAAAAGACCCAAGTTTGAAACTATTTGGCGGTCAATTTCTCGCAACCCTCGGCGGTCTTTTGAATTGTTGTCTGTCATTACACGCACTCGAAGATTCCAGCGTTCGTCAATCATTTCGCAAGTCATAAGAAGGATTTCTAAATCTGTATTTGGGCTAATCCAATTTATACCCGATTCCCAAACCCTGTCCCAAAGTTCCTGCCCGTATTTGAGAAGTGGACGTGCGGGTTCAGGTGTTTTTGTTGCTTGTGGAATCAGCATTATTGCCGATTGCTCGGGCAGGGCGCGCTTGCCGGGATTGCCAATTAGTCGCTTTTGTTCTATTGGTTTTGTCGGTCTTCCTGCTGGCATTTGCTTCCCTTAAAAAATTTTTTTGTTTTATCCAATCCCCTGAAGGGGCTTGTTATTGCTTTATCGGTTTCGGGGCAAGTATCTTGGCGACTTGCTCATTCGCTTCCCCCGCGTATTGGAAAGACGCTGTAATGCGCGAACCGGAACTTACCAAGCCTTTGTTTGCCTTTGGTCCTTGTTTCGCAACACGTGAAGGCTTTCTAATCATTGACCATTGGTTGGATTTGTTCAATGCCCTAATACGCGCTGGGTGTGAAGTGGTTGTGTAAACGCTAAACCCTTGTGCTTTCAATCCACCACAAATCGCATTTACAAAAGTGTTGCCCAGTCCTATCCCTTGAAAATCAGGCAATACAACAGTTCTGCTAATGCGCTTACCGTCTTTTATAAACCCGTGAACCATTGGGAGAATTGCCGTCATAACTGCGGGCTGTCCGTCAATACATCCAACATAAATTTGCGCTGACTTATTCAGGTCTTTTGTCAAATAATGATGGCGACTGAATGAATTCCACGCTTCATAGTTTGCTCGAAAGATTGTAAGTTCAACGTCTGGTCTTTGTTGAAGATACTCCCAACGAAAATTGCCCGTGGCAGGTTCGTAAACCCAATCCGGCTGAAGCCATTCTTGTATGTCGTAATGACACCCGACAGCAACGAATTTCTGATTTCTGCGCCTAATCGTTTTGCCAATAGCGACTGAACCGATTTTGGCAACGGTCCTGTCTATGACAGAAGTGAATTCGTCAACCACCGCGATTTCATTTTCTACGGTCTCAGCCATTACACGCGCCATAGAAACCCTGAATTGCTCTCCGTTTGACAACGTGGAATAAGGACGCAACCAAGCGGGCGGGCTACTGAACCCAACTGAAGACAACAATTCGGTGATTTCCTTGATTGTCATACCTTTAGGAAAATCATCTATAACTGCTTTGTCTTCTGACCATTCAAAATTTTCTGACTTTTGTAATTCCGTGTTGAACAGGTTTTTGGCGATTGTGGATTTACCTGAACCAGAAGGCCCAACAATTAGCCCGACGTTCCATTCTCTTTCCGACAAGTTCGGGATGTTCAAGGGGATTTCGGTTTTAGAAACTTTTTCCAAAGGCAAGTCAAACATTCCCTCAAGTTGGATAACCCTTGGGCTTCGGTCAATCTTGGATTCAAGAAGAATTGTTTTCATACGATTATTGCCCTGACTTTTAGACCTTCATTTGTGAATCGTTCCAAAAAGTCTTGCTGTTCAAATTCGTCTTTACATTCGATTACAACTTCAAACTTGTCTTCGTAAGAAATGGAATCAGTATCTAATTCTTTTTGGTCTGAGTCTTGTTTTTGAAGGAAGCCAAAATCAGCAATTTCAAACCCCGCTTCTTCAAGGTCAAGCAACTGAGTCGCAAGGATTTCTTTATCCCAATTTGCTAATTCTGCGGTGCGATTGTCTGCCAAAGCAAACGCTTTTATTTGTTCGGGTGTCCAATCTACGGGGACTTTCACCGCGTCAATTTTTGTCCACCCCAAACGCTTGGCAGCTTCGACTGTGCCATTTCCGGCAACGATTACTCCCGCTTCGGTAATCACAATGGGCTTTCTTTGCCCGAACTGATTCAACGAGCCTTGAATAGCCTTTAGGTTCTTTTCGTCGTGTTGCCTAGCGTTTTCTGGGTCAGGTGTCAGGTCTTTGATTTGTAGGGTTTCGATTTTCATTCTGCGCCTTTCTATGATTCAAGCGTAGCACCAAAAAAGCGAATAATTTCGCGACCGTTCACGCTCAGTTGCGTTCGGGGTATTTGATTGAATGATTGTCAACAATTTGCCCCACCCCCGGACTATGCGTATAGGGCTAGGACGTCACCAGACGCCCGTAGCGGGCAGTTCACCTTAGGGGCAGGGGTTTATTACCCCTTCGCTTATTACAGCTGCTATGGGCGGGTAGCAACGTGGCTTGACTGCCTTGCTCGGCGGGTATGTAATGGTCAGCCTCAAATGGGTCATTTTGTTTTCTTCCTTCGCCGCATATGTGGCAAATAACAGCCGAATCCCTGACCGCCTTGGCTCGACGTGCGTAATCCCCACCATATTGCCCTGTTTGTGCTTTGCGTTGTGCTCTTCTCGCTTCGTGAATTGCTTTTGCTTGCGCTCGGTGTGGTTCGCATAACGGTTCAGGTGACAACACCCCACAGATACGACAAGGCTTAGGGAATTTACTAATCTTTTCCCCAACCTTTCCCCTTGAGGTGGACGGGCGGTGCGTCATACACCCGAGATAATTCTTGAGCGTCATTCACGCAAATAGGTTTTCTTTCTTTTTCTTTTATAGCCCTAATAACGCTCATAGTCATACCGCATTTAGAGCATTTGTATTCATAAGTTGGCATTAGGCAATCTCTTTTAGGAAATGTTCAATTTTACTTTTGTTTCCTGTTCGGTAGCTAATGTCGTTGCGTTCCAATTCAAGGATGTTTACTGGCGAAATGATGTGGTTTTTATTCACACAATCTTTGTGACCGCAAATTCTAACGCCGGGCAAATAAAGTTTGAGGTTTTTATCTATTGGGTTTAGGTCTTCATCGACTTCCCCGCGCCACGGACGACACGGTTCGCCGTCATACTTCACTTCATTTGAACGGTGCGGTCTACAATCCGAACAACGACCGTCATAAGTTCCCCTTGCCTTTCTTCTTTCAACAGCACCATCGCTTATATCCATTCCGCAACGATTACAACTCATTTGTATTCCTTCCTTATAATTTGTAAACGGTTCCTGTGAAGTCAATTCCTTTTTCTAAGAAAAATGTGACCAATCCGGGCTGACTGTCTTCACCTGCTTGACGCTTCCACCAACCCGAACCATTGTCCATAGTCGCAGCTTGAACCCAAAACCTTGACGTTCCCCGGGGTGTTGAACCGAGTTCTACAACTCGAAGGTGGTGGAAATGACCGCTTACGCCAATTGTTGCGGCTGATACAGGCTGGTTCCCAAATGCTTGCTGACGCCACCACGTTGGCACTTGGTCGGGACGTGGTGATTGGTGACCGTGCCACAAACCCAACACGTGAAAACCGTCGTTGAAAATGTCCAACGCCAATGATTCGTCTTGTGGTTGTGGTTCAACAAACGTAATAGGCAACCCAACCTCGCCAGCCAATCGCGCAAGCGTTCTGCCTATGTGAATACCCCAATCGTCGGTGCCTTTGCCTATGCGTTGCTTATTCACCCTCATTTGACAATGGTTAGACGCAACCGACAAATAAACAATTTCCGGCACGTGTTCGCATAATGCCCGCAAAGTTGTCCAAGCTAAAGTTGTGGCTAAATCCACTTGTTCCATAATGCTCAAATCATTTGTATAAAGTTGATGGGCGTCATTGGCATTTATAAAATTTTCTATGGTGTCTCCAACGTCGCAAAAAATAACCTTTGAAGGTTTTTCTTTTTTGACCTGTTGAATAAGTTTCTGCTTCGTCAATTCAACGCGTTCGATTAGCTGAATAGTTCCCCCGCGATGGTCTACCTTTCCAACCTGTAAATCCGACCACAAAACAACTAAAGCTTTATCTGATGAATTATCTAAGTTGGGTTTGGGCATCTTCCCTTTTGTAAGTTTTTTAGCTTCGGCATAAAGCAAGGGCAAGTCAATCCCGCTGATTCGTTTTCTAAATGTAAAACGAAACGACGTTAGAAACTCCCCGCCTTCTTTTTGTTGCCATTTGCTTACCCGTGGGCTTCCAATGACTTCAAATTCTTCTGGGTTCATCCCCGCAGCTTTAAGAAATTCTTCAAACGTTGTTGGCGATTCAGCGTAAGGTGTTGTTGCCTCACCTTGATTACCGTCAAAAATTACTCCCGGGCGACCGAATGGCGTGGGTTCAACTTTTTTGGCTGGTTCTAAGTTATCTAGCAAGAGCATTCTTTCTTTCGATGGCGCAGAATTGAAACGTCGCTAATCCGTAATCCCCTTGAGCTTAGTTCACGCGCTAAAGCCCCTGAATTGAATTCTTTGTTGGCTAATGCCGCGTCAAAGATTTCTTGGTCTTTCTTTTCTAATTTGTTGCGTAAAGTTCTAACCGCGCAACTGCTAATTCGTGTTGGTGGTTTCAAATCTTCCAGCATTTGTTCCCCTTACAATGTTGAGAGCCAAGTCCCCGATTTCGGGTTCCATTACAGCGTATTCCATTTTCACAGATTTATCCACGTTTGCGTCTGTCAATTATGAAAAGACGAATTTGATATTGAATCCAAAGAAGCTGCCTTCGAAGATAAAACGGCTTTCTTTTTCCTTTGTGCTTACCCTTCGACAATTTCAACCACCCTTTCCAAAATTTCAACATCTAAATTTGTAATGATTACGGCGTCTTTTAGCAAATCAGAGATTATTCTTTCCCTTTCATTTCGAGCGCCGTGAACATAACCCTTGCTGTAAACAATAGCTTTTTTTCTAGTCTTCTTTTGCCAATTCATTTTGAAGCCATTCATTGAATTTCACCATATCCCTTTCTAATTGTTGAATCATTTCGCCATAAACTTCCAATTCGATAAGCAACAAATCCAATCTTGTTTCGATATCCATTAGCTTCCCTTCAATTCCGCAATAACTTTTTCTCGTTCATCTTTCCTAATGTTTTCAATTAGGCAATCAAAGCAAGTCCAAATTTCGTCCATTCCTGTTTTGTGAATATTGCCCTGACAACTTTTGTCCGTGAATTCAGAAAGAAGAAGTTTCTTTTTATCTTTTTCCATTTTCGTTTTTGCCCCTTCGTTCGCTGCGTTGAGTAATTTTTCGCCCAAATTCATTTCATTTCCTTTCTTGTTTAGTGTGTTTTGTCTTCTGTTTTTGCGCAACCGTCGAAACAATATTGACAATAAAGTCTGCTATACAGTTCAGTTTCTAAACAATAAATACAAGCGCATTCTGTCATTTCATCCCTTTCAAATGTTCATTCATTTCTACTTTGTATCGTCCTTCTATTTCGTTGACAACATCTTGGACGTTCAAAGAAAACCCTTCGTGGTCTTCAACAAACGTCAGCAAATATTCTCTTTCGTGTCGTTGCCCCGCTCGAAAACCGTTGCTGTAAGCGGTGTTATTTGTGTATCTGTCATCCATTCCGGCGAAATAACCTTGAATGAATGCTTTTTTGATTGCTTCTTCTGCGCTCATTCCATTTCCTTTTTTGGTCTGCGGTCAATTTTTGCCATTTCTTCAATCAGTAAATTCAACGTGTCTGGGTCAATCAAACGCTTGATTGTTAGAAATTCAAAAAGGTTTTCTATTGCTTGTTGTTCGTCGCGCCTTCCTTTGTTGTAAGCGGCGATTGTTTCAACGGGCAGTTTCAGAAGCGTAAACATCTGGGTCCAACCCTTCAACTAATTCCAAAATTTTCGCTACTGCTTTGGTTGGAACTGGGTTTGTCGCTTTGATTAGACGAATGATTTCGTCCAACATTAGTCGTCTGCCCATATACATTCCTTCCGACTGTGCGACTTGATAACTGAATTGGTGCGGGTTGAATTCGTCGTTTCCGAATTCGATTGTTGGGTTAGTTTTGCTTGTCATCTGTATTCCTTTCCAGAAATGTTTTTTCTAAATAATTCAAAAGTTGTAATTGTGCTGTCATTCTGTGAAGTGCTAATGCTGGGCTTTCGCTTCGCGTTTCGTTTTGTTCCTTTGCGTAGTCAAGTCCAACTTTTAGAATGCGACGTAAAACAAATTCCACTTCGTTCATCTTCCGTCCCACTTTCGCATAGCAGACAACACGCCAACAATCCAAACAAGCGTGAACAAAGGTAAAAAGAAAAGAAACCCGGCGTTCGCTTGAATGATTTGTGTTAGTTCAACAAACCAAGCAAACAATAAAATTGGAATCATTTCAATATTCATTAGAGATACTTCCTTGCCAAATAATCAACGAACCAAATAGCAGCCCCAAGAAGCCCAAAAACCCCAAGCGTGTATCCAAGAAGCAAATCCGTTTCCTGTAATTTCCAACTGCCAATCAAAATGACAGCAAACAAAATAAAGAATCCAAACATTTTCATTAGGCACGCACCTTTGGGCTGGCAAATTTGTCCACGAATTCGTCAAACTTATCGTGAGCCAATCGCTTGTTCAATTCGCCGTCCAATGAGGTGTAATGTTCGAAAAAGTGGTCCGCACCGTTGCGCACTTCGACGCAATAAACGAACTGGTTGTTTTTTCCTCGGGTGAACCCAATCACCACAAATTCATCTTCGCCACGTTCGAAATGGTCAAGGATTGTTAGGTTTGTCATTTGACTGCCTCCAATTCGTTTTCTTCTTCTTTATCTTTGCGGACTTCGGCATATATTTCGGTGTAAGTGTCGTGGTAATAGTTGAACAAATCCATAAGCATTAGATTGTAAATGCTTTGCTTGTTGCCCATAAATACAGAACCGTCTTCGCGAATCGCAGCCATTTCTTTCCAGCTGTCGGTGTATTCGTTTGGCATTTCCGTCCAATCGGACAAAATGCGGTGGTAATACACAGGCAAAGCTGATTCCGCCAATTCGTTCAAAACATCTTCTGGGTAATTCGTTGTCGTCAGGTAATCCCAATTGCTCAAGATGTCACCTTTGATATCGCTTTTATTCATTTCCATTTGTTTCGCCTTTCTGAATTGTTATACACATTGAATCTGATTGGTCCCAGTCAATTTTGAGTCCAACATTTGTGAATGCTTCAACTACGATTCGTCCTGAATCAGTCAAAACACCTTTTTCTTTTAGCATTCCATCGTGGTTGAAGGTGACCTCATCTGGGTCTTCGTCCCATCTGATTTTGTTGCCTTGTCCCCCGAAGTGCCAAATAACTGGGACGTTGTCTGCCAATCCCAAATCGGCACAACCGCGGCAACAAGACCTCACGTTCATCCGAGCGGTGATTCCTGCTTGACGAATTACTTTTAGAGCTGTTTTCATTTCGTTTTCCATTTTTTTCCCTTTCAATTTCTGAGTGAGGGCTTATGCCCGCACCCTGTCTACGTCTACTTTTGCTATTTCGATTATGTTTCCGTTTTCATCTGAACCGCATTCAATCATTGTCACTCCGATTGAACCAGTAACGCCGATGTAGCCGATTGCTTCGTTGAACATTTTTTCAATTAGTTCAGATGTTCCGAATGCTTCAACAATTTTGAAGCCGTTGATAATTGTTCCGGTTTTCATTTTTCCCTTTCCTTTCGGGGGACGCTTACGCGTCCACCCTTCCTGCTACGGTGAATGTTTCCATAAAGTGTTTGCCTGTACCGCCAATGTAAAGGTTTTCAATAATGTATCCGGCTTCTTTTAGTTCAATAGCGGCGGTTCCGGGTAAGTAACCGTGATTCGCAACGGTGATTCTGTTGCCGTCTTGCCAAACAGAGCAACCAATTCCAGTTGCGTAATCGTAAGGCTCAAAATTCAATGAGCGTAGTTTGCGTCCAACTGCTTGTGCTGTTGTTTTTGCGATTGTGGTCATTTGATTCCCTTTCGTTTCGTCGCGTTGTTGCGATAGCAATAGGCTATGCCTAAAATTTGCGAATTTCAAGCCATTTTGACGAATTTTGACGAATTTTTACGAAAGTTATCAAATTGTGACATTCGAACGTCATTCGAACACGTGTTCGACCGTGGGGCGCGTTAGGACGCGGCTACGCGTGTTTCACCTGATGGATGACACATTCGATAAGGCAACGCGCCAAATCGCGCTTAGCCGTCGCTGGTGAAGGGGTGGTCTATGCGTCGTTTTCGACAGAACTGACGCGAATCAAGGCGCCCGAACCGCGTTCGTCTGCGTAAATTTTTTGGGCTTGAATGATTACGATTCTGGAATCGTCGCGGATGATTGTCCCGGTCAGCGAATCCCCAACGCTACGAATCAACTTGTCTAAATCGGGCATTACCGCGGGCAGGTCACGCGTAGCCGTTTTGGGTCTTGGTAAATAAAAAATTACAGAAAGCTTTATTGGTTCGTCTAACAATTCCCAATCTGAACCAACTAAATCCATCGCGGCAAAAGCAACAGCGTTTCGCCAGCGTTTATGTTTTGCTGAATTGACCTGAACAATTCTTCCGTTTATTACAGAATGAGAACCTTGTGAGGCGGGTTCGCCAAATACTTCAAGCGTTAGGTCGAACATACTGGTTCCAAGCTTCGGTTATTCCAGCCCATAGATAAAAACAACCGAAGACTAGCCCCGCCCCGTGTAGGAAGCCGGAAGATTCGGAAGCGAATTCAACGAATAAAATTCCGGACGCGACGGGGACTAGCCAACGAATGAACATTAGAACGGTAGAGCGTCTTCGTGTGTTGGAACCATACCCGGAGCTTCTGAACCGTCTAATTTGATTGTTGCGAAGTTGATAGACAAATTTACTACGGTTTTATCTTCGCCTTCTTTGTTTGTGTAATTTCCAATTGACGCGGAAAGCAAACCGCGTGCCGATACTTTTTGCCCAACCTGAAGTGAACTGGTTGGAACATCTAACCAAGCGGTGTATCTTGAATCTCGTTTTTCACCGTCTTTTGATTTGTAAGTTTCAAGAATCTGAACCCCTTTGTTTCCGAAGACCAGTCCAACGACTTCGCCTTTTACTTCGATTGTTGCCATTAGTGTTTCCACCTTTCTTTTTTGTTGTTTCTTACTTTATCGTAAGTCAAGCCTTTTTGATATGTTCGGGATTGACGCAATCCGAATGCCCGCAATTTCGTATCCCGGGTAAAACTGGTTTGTCTTCGTAAATTGGGCGGGTGAGCGTTTCGGAATCAAATTCACCTTGCCAAGGAAGGCATTTGGTATTTCCGTATTTGACAATGAGCGACTGACCCATTCGGCAATCGGCGCAACGGACGCCGGTTTTGGGTTCGTCCATTTTGACGCGCCAAATATGCCCGCAACGGTTACATATCGCTTCATTATCTTCCACGCCATAATCTTAGTTTGCCTTTATTAGCCCGGCTTGAATTGCGGCGTTTCGGCAACAAGGGTCGCACGCCAAAAGACCAATACCGTGAACGCATTTTGGCTGTGGTGTGCCGTGGCGTTCCTCGGTGTAAGAAGTTGCTCGAATTTGTTCGGCTTTTCTTTTTTCCTTGATTTTTATGGCGTGAGCAATCACGTGTTTGGCTTCAACGTAAGAAATAGAACCGTCGCGTTGCGCTTCAATTACGGCGGTTTTGGCTTCGGCAAAGTCTAAATAACCAATTAGGTCATACCAAACTTGAAGCTTTTCGGCGGTCAATTGCCGATTGTCAATTGCGCTAAGGTATTCCATTAGCTCTTTGAGTTCGGTTTTAGTCATTTGCCCATTCTTCCAATGCTTTTGAATTGTTTTTCTTTGCCCAAGGCTTTGGTTTTGAACTATTTCTAATCCAATTCCTCCACGCAGCGTCCCAATCAAGCTTTACACCTTTTGGACTTGAAAGGAAAAAGTCCGTGAATTTAGCTGTTTCGAGTTCAACGTTTACCGAAGGAAAGTTTTTCAATTGCCAATCTAACAGTTCTTTTGAAGGTTGAAAGTCTTTAGAAATTCGCGTAGCTATTTTCTTGGTTTCTTTACGGTTATTAGTTATGGTTTGCGTGTCACCACGTGTCACCCCTGCCTTACCGGAGCTGTCACTCCTGCTTACCCAATCTGTCACCCCTGCTTGAATTGTTATCCAATACAAATTCGTTTTGTATTGTGAATTCATTGGGGCATTTTGTAGTTCAACCTCAAGTTCGCCAAGCGCAATTAGTTCTTGAAGGTCACGCTTCACAGAACGTTCTGACGCGTTTGCGTATCGCGCCAACGTTGCGATTGAAGGCCAAGCACCTTGGTCGCCTAAATGATTTGCTATTCCAATCAAGACCAATTTTGCCCTGCCTGTTGCTTTTGATTCATTCAACACCAAAGACACAGCTTCAATACTCATTAGTTTCCCTTTCGACTAAGCCCGATACTACACAACAAATCCCCTAATGGCACAAGCCTTCCAATAGAAGCTTTTGTTTGTTTAGACGCTATTGGCTGACGTGTTTCACGCGGGTTAGTCTGCCTTATGAATTCTTTCAAAACGCTGGTTTTTATCATTACAAAACCTTCGCCTAATGGCGCACCAAAGCAATAATATTCAGCTTCGCTAATGTTTATGCCGGATTGTTTTTTGTCCGAAGCGTCTGGTTGTGAATACTGCCACGTTTCAACATAAACATTTCCCGTTTCACCAATTCGATAATCGGTTTTGACTTCGATTTTTTTGCCAATAAGGTCTGCTAAAAACGTTTCAACTAATTCCTCACCGACTCTACCCCTTGTAAAATCCACGTCGAAGCGCGGTTCGTAATTTCCCATTTCGTTGCCTTTCATTCTTCGTCCGGTTTTTCGGTTGAAGTCCTTTCGTAATTGTCGTTCAATAAAAACCAACCGTCCCATAATCGAACTGGAATTTTTGTCGGGTCTTGTCCTGCTGTCAATTTCCATCCATAATCTCGCGCAAGCCCAGCAAACGTTGAATTTGATTCCATAAGCCCGTTGCCCGTTGAGCAAAAAACAATAATGTTTGCCGGGTTGTTTCGCAATTTACTGCCACCCATACCTCGATTTTGTCGGTGTTGTGGTATCAACTGGTCACCCGTAATTCCACAACAAGGACAAGCTTTGTCCCGTTCAAGGTATTTTTGAAATTGTTTTTTATTCATCTTCCCACGGGTCATATTTCTTTGCGGGAAGGTCTAAACCCGTCCCGGAATAGTCTGCGGAAAAACCAATAGTTGAACTGCTGTCCGTATCTCGGAAATTTAGAATTTCTTCTTCGGTCGGTGCGGGGCAAGAATGGCGACGAATCCAATTCTTGTAAAGTTGGGTAGCTTCGTCCCCAGACGCTTGAAACGTTGCGCCACAAGAACACTTTTCCCGAATTTTCATAAGTCGCCAATCTCCCGCCCATTAGTCTAACTCCGCCATTGAAGTTCTATATTTCGACTAATAACCGCGGTCATTGTAGCCGTGTCGGATAACACTTTCATCTTCATTTTTACCCTGTTGAATTCAGCTCGGGCAAGGTCGGCTTTTAGCTTTTCGTCTATTGCTTGAAGCTTTGCCACCGCTTGACGGTCTGCGACCGTGCCTTGACTGTTCAAAAAAGATAAAGAAACGGATTTATCATAAGCAGCTTCAGCGTCGGCAAGGTTCACTTCAGCGTCAAACAACGCCGAAGCTCCCTTGTCCATTTCCCGACTAATGCGCTGAAGTTCTTCAACGATTTGTCCCGGTGTTTCCATTACTTCATACTTTCAGCGGTCATCTTCACCCAATCAAGAACTTCAACGGTTGCTTTAGCGGTTTTGGCTTCGGAATAAAGCAAACGTAATTTGTCTATGTCTTTTGCTTTTGCTAATTCACCCGCTTCTGTCATCCAATCGCGTGTTGGCAATTTAGGTGTTTGACCTCGCGCAACTTTTTCCATTTCTTCACGTGTGACTCGCTTGTTTCCGCTGAAGGTGTAATTGGCAAGGCAACGTCCAATAGCGGAAGTTTCTGCGTTCTCAAGTGCGCTGGTTTTGTTTGCCATTCCCACGCCGTCTACTTCGAATGCCCAACCAGTTGTTTTTGGTAAATTGCGAGCTTGGTCTTCTTGATTCAAATACAACCGAGCTTCAACAACCCAAGTTCCAACTGCTCTATCCTGTGGTGTTGTGTGATTGACGGTAATCATTCTGGCGTCTTCAGCAATTTCGCTGGACCAAAACCTGCGAAGTCTTTCTTCAACAGTTTCGTAGTCGTTGAGGTTGAACTGTGCCATTTTTATTTCCCTTCTCGTTGGTCTTTTACATCTCGTTCGATTAGGTCAAGTATCAACCCAAACCCAAGTCCGGTATAACCGTCTTTGAGCAATCCCCAAAATAATTCAATGAGGTCTTCTGTTTTATACAGTCCATTGTTATCGTATTTTTCACGATTTCCGCAAGAACATTTTTCCATTATTCTTTTCCTTTCTCGTTTATTTCTTCAATCGCTTGTTCTATTGCTTCATCGGCTGTTTTGCCCGTTAGGTCAATAGTTATGTCTTCGTCTCCAAATCCGCTAATGATTAGTTTTGGCATTATTTTTTTCCTTTCTCGTGGTGTAAATAAGGGTTTCCCATACCGCGAGCGCGCAAACTAATTGCGTGTTCACCGTAGACAATGCCCTTTTTCTTTCCGCCCATAGCCGACAAAACTCGGCTTTTTAGTTCGGTAAGCTTTTTTTCTGCTTCTTCAAATTGCGTCAGCGCAATAAAATAATGGACGCCCAGTTCGTCAAGGTGTTCTTCACCATCTTCGATTTTGGGATTCATCGCCCGAATTGTTTCAAACGTTGAATTGCTACCGTCCCAATCGGGCATTTTTTTATTCAAAACCGATTCACGGAAACGATAAGCGGCGGCAATTAGCGAACTGGCTTCAAATGAATCCCATTCAACGTCGAATTCTTGATAACTAGAACCCGCCAATGCCACCAATTTTGCTTCTTGAATTCCAAAAACATTCATATACCAAAGAACTTGCGCCCGATAATGCTGTGGCACTTCGTTCCAATAATCGCGTGAAAATTTCACTTCGACAATTCCCCAACTTCCGTCAGGTTTACGATACAAGGCGTCTGGATTCGCTCGTTGCCAGTTGAATTCTTTGTGCGCCCAAGTGCCTGTTAGAAAAATTTCGTATTCAGGGTGCTCTTCGGCAAAGATTTCTAAAATAGGCGCTTCGAGTTTTGTCCCCAAACGCATAGCCATAGACGGTTCAAAATCGTCAGGAATTTGTTTTGTTTTTTTAGCCCATTTTGTTATTTGGGATTCCCAAGGACTTAGCCCGGCGATTGCCCCAATATCAGAACCGCCGACCGCACCGTCTTCGTTTCTAAGGTTGTGCCATTCTTCGGAACCATTTTCATAATTCCCAAGCAAAATAGCGTCACCAAGTTCTGCTTGTTTCAATTCCCCTTTTATCATTTTTTCCTTTCGTTTCGGGTTGTTATACCTGTATGGTCTAACTTATGACTACCCTACGACAATTACTAGGCATTGAACGAACCTATTTAGAACTACACGAAGCTATAAGAAATGTGGGTTCTGTTGAATGCGAAGAACTTCCAGACGTGTTTTTCGCGCAAGAAGCCAGCAAAGAGGCTCAACTAATGGTTGAGAGTATAGCAAAAAACATTTGTGCTTCTTGCCCTGTTCGTGTATTATGCCGCGATTATGCCAAATCAACTAAGGTGACTGGCATTTGGGGCGGGACTACTGAAGCCGAACGTTATTCTTCGTCAGGCACGTAAGAAATAGCAAGCGCAGAACCACCGACGGCTAAAAGAGCTGCGGCGACGTTTAGAATTTGCGCTCCTAGTTCGTTAGTAATCGTTCCCAAGCTAATTAGTAGCGGAACGGTTGCGGCGACAATTCCATAAATCCATTTGCGGGTGTGCGGGGCTAGGTTCAACATTATTCTTCTTCTTTCTTATAAAGGTTTACGTCTTCAAAGGTAGCAGACGCGGTATACGCGGTAAGAATAATGGAAATGAGAGCCACGCCACCGATTACAAGCTGAACGGATACTTCTTTATCAAGAAAAAAAGTTCCCATTCCGAACAAAATCATTACAAAGCCCAAACGATAACCACCGTAAATTAGTTTCCGACGATACTTCCAAGACGGGCCAGAAGTGTCTTCGCCTTCTTGTTCTCGCAAAAGCATTACAGCGTCAAAAATTTTCACTTTAGTTTGTCTAACGCAATTTGAGTTTTTATGTAACTTGTCGGTTCGGTGTAGCGTAGACCTTTATTGTTCCAAACGTAAAACTTACCGCGCTGAATTTCAAAATGAAGGTGAGGACCGGTAGATTCCCCCGTGTTGCCCGATTCCCCCAGTTTTGTTCCTTCTAAAACCTTATCGCCAACTTTGATTCCGGCTTCTTTTATTGAGCCTTTTTTCAGGTGGTAATAGCCCGAAGTAATCCATTCCCCGTTTACTTTGTGACGCAGTCTAACAATGTAGCCACCGCCAGCAGGTTCCCCGTTAGGAAACTTTAGCTTTGAAGCTCCCGCGTAGACTACGGTTCCGTTAGCGATTGCGTAAACCGGGCGACCGATTTCAACGGCGTAATCGACTCCGTTATGGTGCTTGCGAATTTTCTCGATTGGGTGGAATCTCCAGCCATAAGGCGAAGAGATTTTTGGGATTGGTCTATCAAAAGGAAAGCGCATAGTTCTATTTTACAAGAAGAGAAAATAGAGCCGAAGCTAGTCCGGTGATTCCTGCTGCTAATCCGGTGTAAGCAATTTTCTCAATCCACGCTAACCGGGCAAGGGTAAGTTCGACTTCTCTAAGACGATTTGGAACTTCGTCTAGGTGGTCGAGCTTCTCAAGTATCTTGACAAGGGTTTCTCCATGCTCAAGTTGCTTGGCGTAAATTGCTTGCTGGGTAATGCGTACCCCAGTTGTTTCCTCAGCCATTATGCGGTGATAGCAGCGATTTCAGCGTCAGTCAGACCCAGAGCTTTTAGCTTGGCATTAGCAGAGGCTTTAGCTGTTTCTTTTGCTTCCTCGGCAGCTAGGCGTGTTGCTTCCTGAGCTTCCCAAGCTAGGCGGTCAGTTTCTCGCTGTTCCAATTCGGCTGGGCTAAGAGGAATCTCTGTTGCTTCGCCTGTTGAGCAGTCCACTACTAGCTTTGTGATTACTTCTGCCATTTTCTTTTCTTTCTTG